GGTGCAAACCTCAGAGGGGCAAATCTCAATGGAGCAGACCTTAGTGAGGCAAACCTCAGGTGGGCAGACCTCAGCAGGGCAGACCTTAGCGGGGCAGACCTTAGCGAGGCAAACCTCAGGTTGGCAGACCTCAGAGGTGCAAACCTCAGAGGGGCAAATCTCAATGGAGCAGACCTCAGCGAGGCAAACCTCGATGGGGCAAACCTCAGCGGGGCAGACCTCAGAGGTGCAAACCTCAGCAAAGCAGACCTCAGAGGTGCAAACCTCAGAGGGGCAAATCTCAATGGAGCAGACCTTAGTGAGGCAAACCTCAGGTGGGCAGACCTTAGTGAGGCAATGTTAAATTATCCAATAGCATGCCCTGAGGAAGGACAATTCACAGGGTTTAAAAAAGCAAAAAATTGTATCATAAAGCTTGAAATTCCCGCAGAAGCAAAACGCTCAAGTGCAACTAGCGGAAAATGCAGGTGTGACAAAGCTAGAGTAGTGGCTATAGAGAACCTTGATGGTTCAGAAAGCAGTATTAAAGAAGTCAGCTCGAATTATGACAAAGAATTTATTTACAGAGTTGGAAAAATAGTTTTTGTAGATAATTTTGATGAAAACAGGTGGAATGAGTGCGCACCGGGCATACACTTTTTCATAACGAGAGAGGAGGCAGTGAGATATTGATTATTGATGACAGTAAGGAGAGAACAAGATGTTAAAGCCTAAAGTGAATGTAGAAGAATTCAAGAAATTCGGGTTCAAAAAGTGTAAAGGCTGTAGTCTCTTGCCTATTTACTATTTATGCGTAGCGAAAGATAGTAAGTTTCTTTTTGTAAGTCCTGTTATGTTCGATATACAAGACTGGAAAAATGATGATAAGAGAATACATAAGAAAGCTAATTGCAGATACAGAGATCATCGCACCTCAACAGATATTTTATATCAGCTAATAAAAGCAGATATGCTAAAAGGAGCCTGGGAGGAATGATGAAAATGTCTGATTTAGCAAAGCAAATACTTATATACTATGGGTTGCAACACCAAAAGGCTAAGGCTATCGAGGAACTTGCGGAGCTGATCGTGGCACTGCAAAAAGACTTACTTGTAGAAAAGGAAGGTCTGTCAAGAGAAGTCAAAGAAGAGATAGCAGATGTGCATATTATGCTTATGCAGCTCTTAGATAATGAATCTGATAAGGTTGAAGTATCGTGTATAGTTCATAAAAAGCTTAAAAGGCAAATACGAAGGATAAAGAGGGAGAGTTCATGACCGCTAAAGAGTACCTCAGGCAGCTAAAATACTTAGATAACCGAATAAATGCAAAACTGCTTGAAAAGAGAAAGCTAAAAGCTATAGCCATTGACTTATCGGAGGATATTGTTACAAGGCTTAACAAATTAGAAAAAGCCATTAATAAAGACATAGATAAACTTGTATGCTTGAAAGAAGAGGCTGCAGGTAAGATAGACAGAATTTCTGATGACAGATACAAGGTAATACTATCTATGTATTACTTATCTAATGAAACATTTGAGGCGGTGGCAGAACGAACCGGAATGTCATTTCAATGGGTGCATACTCTACATAAAAAAGCATTAAAAGAGTTTGAGAAAATTTTAAATAGTTGATAAAAGTTGATACTAATTGATATTGCTTTTATGTTAATATTCTTATGGGATTTGAGGTAACAACTCCTTCTGCCAATACTAATTCCCTTCCTTCAATACTAAATCCTCCATAAAGGTAAAAGGGTAGCCGGTAATGGCTGCCTTTTTTATTTATAAAAAACGAATTGGAGATTTATTATGACAGAGATAGAGATGTACGGTGGTGATTTTGATGGCTAAAGGTAAGTATGCTTATTGGCTTACAGAAGAAGGATTAATAAAACTTGAAGGTTGGGCAAAAGACGGATTATCAGATGAGCAGATAGCAGATAATATGGGTATAGCAACATCTTCACTCTATGTATGGAAAAATAAATATGTGGAGATAGCAGAGGCTTTAAAAAAGGGAAAAGAGATTGTTGATAGACATGTTGAAAATGCCTTGTATAAAAGAGCCACAGGGTACAGTTATGAAGAAGTTGTTGAAGAGTTCAGGACTAATAAGGAAACCGGTGAAATAGAACTGACAGCAAAGAAAAAGATGAAAAAACATATGCCTGCAGATGTAGCTGCTATAGTATTTTGGCTTTGTAATCGTAAAAGAGACGATTGGAAACAAAGAAGAAATGAAGTTATATCTGAAGATGATGAAGGTGGTGTTATAGAGATCACTAAAGTTCAAGAGGTAGAACATGAAAAGTAAATCAGCTGTTAAATCTGTTAAACCGTCTAAACCTGTCATATGGGCACCTCAACCAAAACAATCATTAATGATGTCTAGACCTGAATATGAAGGTTTTTATGGAGGTGCAGCAGGTGGAGGTAAGTCAGATTATTTGCTTGTTGAGGCTCTAAGACAGGTGCATATACCTAACTACAATGCAATTATTTTTCGTAAGACCTACCCACAACTGTCAGAGCTTATAGATCGCAGCAGATGGCTATATAAAACAGCTTATCCAAAGGCAAAATATAATGATAGCAAGCATGTGTGGATATTTCCCAGTGGTGCAAAAATCTACTTCGGAAATATGACCAGAGCAGCGGATAAGATAAATTATCAGGGTAAGAGGTATGACTTTATAGGCTTTGATGAGCTTACACATTTCACATGGGATGAGTACAGTTATATGTACTCAAGAAACAGACCAAGCGGAAAAGGTACAAGGGTATACAGGCGTGCGACAGGAAACCCCGGAGGTATAGGGCATGGATGGGTCAAAGCCTATTTTGTAAAGGCAGGTAAGCCTTATGAGCCTGTTAAACAAGTTATATCAGTTGTTGACAACAAAGGGGCTTTGCATTCATATACAAGGGATAAGATATTTATACCTTCAAAGGTTTATGACAATCAGGAACTTCTTAATGCAGACCCTAATTATATAGCAAATCTCGCACTACTTGATGAGGCTGACAGAGAGGCATTGCTTAATGGTAATTGGGATACTTTTGCCGGACAGGTATTTACGGAGTTTAGCGACAATATAGACGGATATGATACTCATAAATTTACCCATGTGATAAATGAGTTTGATATTCCCCAAAGCTGGAAAATATACAGAGGATTTGACTTTGGATACGCAAAGCCGTTCAGTGTAGGTTGGTATGCTGTAGATCATGACGGAGTTATATACAGAATAAAGGAGTTTTATGGCTGTACAAAAGTAGATAATACAGGAATAAAGATTGAGCCTAGAGAGATTGCAAGACGAATTAGAAATTATGAAAATACAGACCATAATCTAAAAGGGAGAAAAATATACGGTATAGCAGACCCCTCCATATGGGATAGGTCAAGGGGTGAGAGTATAGCTGAGATGATGGAGAAAGAATCCATATCCTTTATGCGTGGAGATAATACAAGACTTGCAGGAAAAATGCAGTATCATTACAGGTTTGCATTTGATAAAGAAGGTTATGCAATGTTCTATGTATTCAATACCTGTAAGCACTTTATTAGAACTATACCTAACCTTATTTATGATGATGTTAAAGTTGAGGATATAAATACTGCACAGGAAGACCATATATATGATGAGTGCAGGTATGTATTTATGGAACATCCTATCAATCCCAGAAGAAGTGTATTACAAGCACCAAGCTTGGAAGATCCGCTTGATCAAAGGAAAGAAGAAATTCAATATTTTTATAGAGTATAAAAGGTGGCTGATATGTCGGTGAAAAATGTAGATAATTTGAATGAACCTATAGAAGATATTAACAATGTGGATATAGATGAATTACCGGATAAGAAGATAGGCACAAAAGAAGTACAAGAGGCTAATGAAATCCTAAGAAAGTATAAGGAAGGTAAGAAGAACCTTGAATCAAGGGTTATATCCTGTGAAGAATGGTGGAAATCAAACCACTGGTCACAGTTTAAATCACAATCAAATAACAGAAATGACCCAAAGCCTACATCTTCTTGGCTTTTTAATTCAGTTATAAATAAGCATGCCGATATGATGGATAACTTTCCTGAACCTAATGTGCTTCCAAGAGAGAAAAGTGATGAGGTGGTAGCGGAGGCTTTATCGGAGATACTTCCGGTAGTACTTGAAAATAATGACTTTGAACATACATATAACAGTGTAGGTTGGGATAAGTTAAAGACCGGAACCGGTATATATGGAGTGTTTTTTAACACAAGATTGCAAAAGGGTTTAGGAGACATAGATATCAGACAGCTTGATATGCTTAATATATTTTGGGAGCCGGGTATTACTGATATACAAGCAAGTCGCAATCTTTTTATAGTTGAGCTTGTAGATATAGATTTACTGAAAACAAGATATGAAGAACTTGCAGATAAGATAAGTAATACAGGTATAGATATAAGCAAATATGAATATGATGATACGGTAGATACTTCCAATAAAACTATGGTTGTTGATTGGTATTACAAAGTCAATAGCGGTATAGGTGATGTGCTCCATTATGTTAAGTATGTAGGTGATGTAGTTTTGTATGCCTCAGAAAATGAAGAGGAGTATACAGAAAAAGGATATTATGATCATGGTATGTATCCGGTAGTATTTGATGTAATGTTTCAAGAAAAAGGTACACCGGCAGGTTTTGGATATATTGATATTATGAAAGACCCTCAAGAATACATTGACAAGCTGGATCAGGCAATACTAAAGAATGCCCTTGTTTTGGCTAAACCAAGGTATTTTATACATGATAACTGTGGTATCAATGAAGAGGAGTTTGCCAACATCGATAATGACTTTGTTCATGTAGCGTCCTCGCTTGAGGATACACATGTGCAGCAGATTGTAGGCGTACCTATACCGGCTCAGTACTTGGAAGTAAAACAGCTTAAAGTGGATGAACTTAAAGAAACATCAGGTAATAGGGACTTTTCACAAGGAACAACTACAGCCGGAGTTACAGCGGCAAGTGCCATAGCAGCCTTACAAGAAGCAGGCAGCAAGACAAGCAGAGATATGAATAAGGGTTCTTATAGGGCATATCAAAAACTTTGCAATATAGTCATAGAGCTTATAAGGCAATTTTATGATGAGCCAAGGACTTTCAGGATACTTGGTGACAGTGGAAAGGCTAAGTATGTAAATTTTTCTAATGCCGGAATGAAACAGGAAGAACCTACAGAGGAATTTGGGGTAGAACTGTATGGAAAGTTGCCTGTATTTGATATAAAGGTAAGACCTCAAAAAAGCAGTCCGTTCTCAAGGTTATCTCAAAATGAACTTGCTTTACAGTTTTATGATAAAGGTTTTTTTAATCCTCAACTTTCAGATCAGGCACTTGCAACTATAGAGATGATGGATTTTGAAGGTAAGCAAAGTGTGAAAGAGAAGATACAGGAAAATGGAACTTTATATCAAACGATATTGCAAATGCAACAGCAAATGCAAGCTATGGCAAGTGTAATAGAACAGGCTACAGGAGATGGAAGGCTATCAGCAGCACTTGCAGGAAATCAAGGTTCTATTGATGGTATATCAAGTAATCCTGTAGGTGGAGATTCAGCAATACAGACTACTGATAGTTATGGAAATTTACTTGATGATACATCACAGGCAGGTAAGGCAAGGCTTAGAACAGGAGAGGCGGCAAGTGTGAAATGACACATATAACAGTTTATAAAAATGGTAACAGGTATAGTATCAAACTAAACGGACATGCAAACTATGCACCTAATGGTCAAGATATAGTATGTGCAGCTACATCAATGATTACATTTATGCTTTTACAGATGATTGACAATATGAATGCAAGAAATGAAGTAAGTATAGTTACGCAAAAGCAAGAAGAGGGGTTTGTGAATATAGAAGTATCAGTAGGAAAGATTTATCAAGACTACTTTGACACTGTTTTAGATGTGATACTTACCGGATACAAGCTGCTAAGTAATAAGTATCCTAATAATATCTTTTTAGAAACAGATATTAACAGCATATAAATGCTTTTAATATATATGACTCATAGGAAAGACTATAGACTTAAAGACTCGTAGGAAAGACTACAGAAAGGTTTTATATATGATTATGAATAAATGGCTTGAGTTAAATTTACAATTGTTTGATGGTTCAGAAGGTGCTGCAGCAGGAGAAGGGACACAAACGAAAGCAGATATAACTAATTCCTCATTCGCCAAGAGGAACTCAAATTCACTTGCAGATGTTGTATATGGAAAGCAAGTTGATGATATACAAACGGATGCGGATACCTCACCAAAAGACAAACCCGTATCTGATGATACAAAGGTATCTTTCAAGGATTTGATAAAGGGCGAATATAAAGAAGATTTCGCCAAAGAGGTTGAAGACATAGTAAAGAAACGCTTTAAGGCTTATGCAAGAGACAGAGATGCATTACAAGGCTTACAACCAAGTATAGATTTACTTATGTCAAGATACGGACTTGAACAGGGTGATACAGAAGGATTATATAATGCTCTATCAAGTGATAATGCATTATTTGAATCAATGGCAGATGACAGAGGTATGTCCGTAGACACACTGAGAAGTCAATTAGCTATAGAGGCTGAAAATCAAAGATTGAGAGCTGACAGGGAGGTATACCAGAGGCAAAAAGAATTTGAGGAACTTGTAAATACTTGCAGAATAGAAGCAGAAAAC